GATTTGTTAAAAGATTCCGTTAAGGGAGATGAATATTCAACTGCGTTAAAAAAAGGAGCAGATAAATTTTCGTTAGAAGATGCTTTTAATCAGGGGAATAAGTTACAAGCAAGAACAACAAAAGCCGAAACTTTTAAAAAATATTTTAATGGCTTAAAAACCGATGCTGAAAAAGATGCTTTTAGAGTTGGTGTATTTCAATATTTATCCAACCAAATAAACACACTTGGAAACAATACAAATTTAGCAAATAAATTATTAAGTTCACCAAATGTTTCTGCTAAATTAACTGTTTTATTTCAAGGCAATAATAAAGCAAAAAAATCTTTTATTGATAGGCTGATAAGAGAAGATAGGATAGCTGATACTAATCAAGCAATACTAGGACAATCTGCTACGGCGGAAAAGGTCTTTGATGCCAGTCAAGGTTTGTCTAGTATTTCTGATTTAATGATTGCTCTTAATGAACCTACAAGTTCTGCTGGTGTTAGGGGTGGTGCTTCTGTTATTGGAAATTTGAGGGCAGCTTTGTTTGATCCAGAAGGAAAAAAGATACGAGCAATGCAAAATATTCTTTTAGAAAGCAATCCTAATAAACAAATAAGTATTTTAGAACTTATAAAACAGTTAAATAAAATAGAGAAAGTGGGTGCTGGCACAGAAAGCGCAATCAGAAAAAGTATTTCTAGGTCAGTTGTTCCGCAGTCATCTTCAGTGATAAAAGAAAATTTACAATGATTTAAATAAACCATGTCAAGAACCACAGCACATTAATTGTGTTCTAAGACACTCGGTAGCACAACCTAGATATCCAATTTACATTAGACATATTATATAAACTTCACTATAGTACTCTCTATTACACAGGGAGACACTATGAAAACACTAGATCAAATGTTTGCGGTTTACGAGAAAGACCTTGTAAGACGTAAAGCCAAAACAATCAAATCAATCAAACAAATCTATACCAAGAACATAAGTCCGGTGCTTGGCAATAAACCTATAGATACAATAGTGCGTGGAGATATAGCACAGCTACACTTTGATATAAGCGACCAAGCTCCTAGTTTGGCAAACAAAACTTTATCTATTATCAAATCTATTTATAACTTGGCTATTACCTTATCTTTGATAGAAACAAACCCTAGTACCAACATACCTAAGAACAGGGAGAATAAACGCAAAAGATACCTCACAAACCAAGAATTGTTGGCAGTAGTAGGGGAGTTAAGGGTTATGCAAAAAAACCCCTTATATGCTGTTTCTGTGGCTTTTATATGGATGCTTATACTTACAGGGGCTAGAAAAGGTGAAATAGCCAATGCAAAGTGGTCAGATTTAGTAGATAACACCCTGGTACTTAAAAACCATAAAACAGAACGATACGGAGAAGATCGTATCATTCACCTTACCCCTATGGCACTTGAGATCATAGAGCAACAAGAACGTGACGGAGAGTACATATTTAGCATCAAATCACCTAGAAGAACTTGGACAACCATCACTAAGAAGCTTGGTATAGAAGATGTAAAGATGCACGACATAAGACACAGTTACGCATCTTGGTCTTTGCAGAAGATAAACTTATCAGAAGTTGGTAACTTGTTGGGCCACAGAGATCAAGCTACGACACAAAGGTATGCTCACATACATCAAGATAAGGCGATACAAAACGCAAACTTGGTTGGTGAACATATACAGGATATATTGGATTCTTAGCCCTTAACTGGCTCTCCATCAGGGTCACACCCATAAACCATTTCTAGTTCTAAATCTATGTAATGTTTTGCCTTGAGTAAGTCTTGCACCTTATCTTCTTTGGTTCTCGTTACATACTTGATTGTGTTGCCTATGTTCCAAGATAGTTTGTTAGCGTATATATACTGTGTAGGAGTTATCTCAAGTGTCCTGTAATGATCTCCACCAATCTGCCTGTTTGTTGCTCTTTTACGTTTTCTCATTTTTTTTCTTGCACATCTTAGCAAGGAAGTGTAAATTACACAATTATTGTGCATTAATAGGTAGAAAAGGGAATATATGGAAGATACTATAAATAAATTTCTTGACACCAAAGAACTTGCAGAAAGATGGCGAATGAGTCCAAGAACCCTAGAAAATCAAAGGGGTAAAGGACAAGGCCCTGAGTTCTTAAAGATAGGTGGCAAGGTTCTTTACGACAGAAGTTATATAGAACAATACGAGAAAGATAATTTAGTGTCCAATGGCCCATGCTAAACTCAGTCCAAGTTCTTCAAAGATTTGGATGGCTTGTCCTGGTATGCCGGATTTGTCCGAGCAAGTACCATACTCAACGAGTAGGGCAGCAGCAGAGGGTACACTAACTCATAGTATGGCAGAAATGCTGATGAAAGATCGGCTGGAGAATGTGACGCTGAGAGATTATTGGCTGGGTAGAGTTGAGTCTGTTGATGGTTTTGAGATAGAAGTCAACGAAAGCATGATTGAATGTGCAGAGATTTATGTCAATTACATAAATCAAAAGAGAGAGGAATTAGACGCAAAAATGTTGATAGAGGAGAGAGTAAGCATGGAGGAGATATCTCAAGACGTTTGGGGTACAGCAGATGCTATTCTTATTGGAAAGAAAGACTTAGAGATAATTGATTTAAAGTCAGGTAAGTTTCCGGTCAACATAGAGAACAATACACAGCTTCTTATTTACAGTTTAGGAGCTTTATCAAGATATGGTGATGAGAACACAATCGTTACCATGACAATAGTACAACCAAGATCATGGCACAAAGATGGGCCGATACGATCATATTCCATGTCTGCAATAAACCTTGTGGAATGGGGTTACGAGACTTTGAAACCGGCGACTGATGCCTGTAGCGAAGATAGCCCGCAATACAATCCTAGCAAAGAGACTTGTCGTTTCTGTAATGCTAAGAACATTTGCGATTCTTATAAATCATACATGGGAGAAAACAATGTCTGATCAAAACACGAATACACCGGAGGAAACTATAGATTTCGGTGATGGTGTTGAGTATAAGGTATCTGATATGACGAAAACTCAATTAGATATCTTGAAACAACACAATGATATGAAAGTAGAGAGAAATACTTACATACAGACTGCCAATAGAAACATTGAGCATCTTGATATATTAATCAGTTATTATGCTGACAAGTTAAAGAAAAACTTAGAAGCAGTAGATAACGCAGAAACAGAGGGGGGAGAAGATGAGTCTAGCGAACATTAGAAAGAAGTCTAAACTTAAACCTCCAAAGTTAGTTCTATACGGAGGTGCAGGTATTGGTAAGACTTCATTTGCATCAAGCATGAATAGCCCTATCTTTGTCCTTACAGAAGATGGCATGGGAAAGATAGAGTGCGATCATTTTCAGGTAGCAAAGGATTACGATTCTTTCCTTGCTAACATCAAGAGCCTGTTAGATGAAGAACACGAATATAAAACTGTTGCTGTAGATAGCCTTGATTGGCTTGAACCATTGATTTGGGAAAAGGTATGCCAAGAGCATGGTAAGAAGTCTATAGAAGAATTTGGGTATGGTCGTGGCTATGTTGAAGCTCTGAAACAATGGAGGGAGTATATTGATCTTCTGAATCGTTTGAGAGATGAAAAGGGTATGACAATCATACAAATAGCACATAACCAAATAAAAAGGTTTGAATCACCTGAAATTGAGCCATACGACAGACACGAACTTAAACTGCACAGAAAAGCTGGAGATTTGATTCTTGAGCATAGCGATTGTTGTTTCTTTGCAAACTTTAAGCTTGGTACTGTTAAGACTCAAGGCAAAGGTGGTCAAACAAACACGAAAGCGGTACAAGGCGATAGGGTTATCTATACTATAGAGAGTCCAGCCTATCTTGCCAAAAACAGATATGGCTTAGAAAAAGAATATCCGTTTGACTGGGAAGTTATAAGAGAAGCAATACTAAAAAATTAAGGAGGAAAGAATGGTTGATTTAACCAAATATGGCCACGATTTAGACGTGGATAGCGTAAGCGAAGGTTCTGGTAAACTAACACCAGGTAGACATAACATGACGTTTTGCGGTGATGAGATTATTACCGGTAAAAATGGTTGGGAAGCTGTAAAGTTATATTTTGAAGTAGAAGATACGACAATCAATATGAATTACAGTTGCACAATGGCTCATGCCACAAGCGATTCAGCAGTCAGTATAGGTATAGAAAGCCTAAGAAAGATTGGTAAGGCTTGTGGAGTTACAGGTGCATTAACCGACCCAAGTACACAGTTACTTGGTAAGATGGTATCAGCAGAACTGATTGAGGGAGACAACGGGTATCTTGAAATAAAAGATAATTCTTTTGAACCAGCAAATAGTAAGACTGAGGAAACTAAAACTGAAACGGCATCATCATCAGCTAATGAAGATGATGTTCCCTTCTAGGTAAATACCTAGCGTCAAACAGGCTTTTAATGTCACCCTGAAAGCCTGTTTGCACGTCAGATATGGTTGATCTAACTAAATACGTTGGTAAAGAAGGCATTGTAATAGACGGAAACTTTAGTTTTCGTGGGGAAAAGAAAAGCATTGATTCTTTAATAAATGAGATGTCGGAAGATGGTCTTAGAATAGACTATATCAATACGACAGGCGAGCTTGTGCGTGTGTCTGTAATGGCACAAAACGGCATAAGGCCCGACAAACATGGTGAGAAGTCGGGCTGGTACGTATTCAATCAAACAGGCGATTATCAGAACTGCGTATGGGGTAACTGGCGAACCGGTGTGCAGGGTAAATGGTCATCCGTAGACCCTAATCAGCTTTCAGATACACAAAGGCAGATTCTAAAAGCCAAATTGGAAGAGGCTAAAGCACAAGGGGAAGAACATAAAAAACGTAGGCAAGACGAAGTTGCAGAGGAAGTTAAAGATAGATTCGAGAAGTATATAGATAGTAGCGATCATGCGTATTTGGTTGCAAAAAAAGTTTTAAATAATTGTGGTTTGAAGGAACAGGCTGGGAGCTTAGTAGTTCCGTTATATGATTCTACTACAGGGCAGATGAGAAGTCTGCAATACATTACAAAACAAGGTAAAAAAAGATTTGTTTCAGCAAGTGAAGTCAAAGGTAACGTATTCCCGATAGGCTTTCAGTTGAGCCAGTTAAAAGACTTGGAAAGATTGGTTGTTGTTGAGGGGGTTGCTACAGGAGTTAGCATCAACTTAGCAACAAATTGGCCCGTTTTAGTTGTTTTTTCAGCGACTTTCGGGTTAGAGGCAATACAGAAAATAAGGCAAAAGACACAAGCAAGACTGATTATAGCCTTTGATAACGATAAAAGCGGAGTTGGTCAACAAAATGCAGATGAGTGTGTAAAGTCTTTTGTAAACACTACTTCTAACTTACCATCTATAATTGGTGATTATAATGATCTGCACCAACGCTATGGTTTAGAAGCTGTAAAGCAAGAAATAGAGAATTTTGGTTTAGGTATTAAGCGGTATTCAGTCAAAAATTTGATTGGTAGTCCTCCTCCTATCGTTTGGCTAGTAGATCGCTTAATACCGCTCAAGTCTCCTGGTGTGCTATCTAGCGTAGGCGGTATTGGTAAATCCTTCTTAGCTTTGCAGTTGGCCCTTAATTTAGCTAAAGGCGGAGGTAAGTTCTTAGGTAAGGATATATTAGAGCAAGGTAACTCCG